TTTCTCATCTTGGATGCTGACACTCCCTCTACACCCGTTGCATCAGGGTCACGTTCACCAGCAGACTTAACCGTGATTCTCTTGAAATCATAGAAACCGTGTCTCTTCCCCTCAACCCCGTTGTATTGTTCCATGAGTTTTCTGAAATCCCCAACTCGATCAGAACCAACGACCATCACTACTTCCTCATACCCCTCCGCATGAAGATTAACCAGAATGTCAAAGACATTCACAATCTTGGAGTCGTTCATTATATAGAGGGAGTGTTTCGGGAACATGAGTCGAGTATACTTCACTTTGTCGGAGACCGATAGAGGGTTCCGTTTCCGGTCATGTGAATTTGACAGATACATTCGGTACTCACCCTTTGCAGCCTTCTTGAGTGCGTCAAGTAGTTTTCCATGTCCTATTGTCGGTGGATTCAATCGACCAAATGAAAACGTCATTTTCTTCATTAGATTTCCCCGTGATGGGCTTTAATCCACTTAGATATTGAAGTGTAATCCTTGTGCCACATCACAGGAACACCTTTCTTCCCCAAATATGTCACCATTCTATCAGTCTGTTTGTTCAATATGGGTGGGTCTTTTGGAATCAATTTTCCATCCACAACATCAAATCTGTCCCGATAATGTCGTTTTTCTTCTGGTATATGAACACGGGTCACCCTGATTTCATTAATCGCAACCTCATCATAATCAAACTGCAATCCCGTTTCTTCCGCAGCTGCTCTACCACGAAACCCAATCTTCAATTCTTTCATGTGTTTTTTGACAATAGCTTCCATGCCATCAAGATACTGTTGAATAACATCCCGTAAAAACTTTCCACGAACCTTTTCATACTCAGGAGAGTCAATAAGTTTCTTGAGTCGCATCCATGCAAGATGATCCCATTTACGGGATGAAGCACCACCGGGCATTGAATTTATCCACCCCATCCAAGCACCGGTGCTTTGAACCTTTTTCATCCACTTCTCACTGGATAGATATATTATTCTTCTCCAGAGATTTAAAACATCCTTTTTTATCTGGGTATAAAACTTGCCCGAATTATCAAAAAGATTAAGTTGCCATACTCCTATCCACCTTCTCCCGGTTTTATCTGGAACTGTCATTGCATCCTGATTGAAAGCTGCAAGGAGGGAACCTTCAAGTTCAACAATAATGCCACCAGCGGTTTGAATGCCGCTTCTCATGGCATGTTCATCCATAATATAAAACGAAGAAACACTTTTCCTTAGCCCCTGAATCTTGAATAAATCTTTAACCCCACGATCATCGGTTGTGTGATATGAGGTTACCCTTGGCATTTCTCCAAAAATCCGGGTCATTATTGGTGTAGATAATGGAATGGAAGCATATTCCTCACCAACTCCAACATTAAAAATCATAGTTGAAACAGAGACTCTGTGTGCAACCTTCTCTGGTAAAAAATCTATAAATGGCTTCATTTTTGCCAACCTTTTATTATTTCTGTTGAAAAGTTGTTTGCAGAAAACTCCATTCGGTCTACCAATTTCACAGCATTACCAATTTTGTCAATGGCGACAAACCCCTCTGCACCAGTGACTTTAAAACCTTTCGTTGTTTTAACAAACGTAGAAATGTCAGATACCTTTGACATCTTGTTGATTAGTATTTCTTTTGCAGCGACCAATTCGTTTTGAAGGTCAAACATCAGTTTCAGGGCTGCACGATTCTTGTTAGAGAAGAACCCTAGAACCACATTTTTCTTTTGACGTTTGCTTGACTTACCACGACTGGATTTTGCTTTGTCAATGTCCTTTTGATATCTATGGTCAATCCAATCAATTAAATCGTCAACGTGTTTTTTAGTGTTGGATATTTTTTCCTGAGACCTAACCTTGGTATTATTGAACGTGTTGATTGCAATATTGATGTCATCATTTCCAGCCACTTTCTTTAGAATAGACGCAGATATTTTCTTAAATATTCGTCCAGCAGTGGATAAATGGTTAGTGACTTCAGTTGTTTCGGTGGAGGTGAGGGTAGCAGTACCAGACATATCAGGGAGGTCAGCTGTTCGTTGCCAAACGGAACTGGTCTTCTTGAAGTCCGAATCGGATACATTAAATGATGCACTCATGTCTTCAAACGAGGAACCACTGTATTTTGTGTGCCAGACAACCCCGATATTTGCAGCAAGAAGTTCATCAGCTTGTTCAAACGGAACTGCATAGACAATCGTATTTGGATGGAACGTGATATACGAAACCCCATCAATAACTTCTTTCTTCAGGTCTTTGTTGGTGAACATAATGTCACCTTGCATAACCCCCCGGATTCCCAGTTTCTTGAGTTCTGTGTATGCAATCTTGAGTTTATCTGCGAGATCACCAGAGGTGTCTGCATCCACATCCCCGTGGGACTTATAAACCTTTGGATTTTTGTTGAAGATGCCTTTTTTGGCGACGAAGAATTCCCCGTCAGAAGGGTCAATCCCCGCAAAGACAGCAGGAGCTCCGTCCCATTTAACCGTAACATCATGTGAAGTATTTGAATGTCCCGCAAGCATATCTCTCAGGGAACGGAGTGCATTGATTGCATTCCTTGTTCCAGTTACACCCCCATCAAGAACCAAGTCCTCAATGTGAGTCATATGAGTATTCTTGGCCTCATCGATCTGACGGTCCTGTGGAATGTAGTCTTTGAACAAAATCATAATGTTATTTATACTTAGTCAGTCTTGATAAACTCCACCCTCAGTATAATGAAGATACGTTTGAAGTGTGTATTTGTGTCCTGATACCGGTTTATTTGCCTTATGTGGGAACATGAAAGAGGGATTGAATATTAAAACCCTTCCCTCCTTTGGTTGGACTGAAAGGTCAATATTGGTGAACACGGTTTCTCCACCTAACCCAACCGAGTTTAAATAGAACATCACCACAAGAAGCCTACCAGAGGTATTGTAATTAACGATATCACAGTGTTCTGAAAAGAATCCATCATTTTGTCCCGACTTCCTTAGACCGAAACGTTCTAGCTTGCATTCTTTAGAGTTATTGTGTATCACCTCATAGGGGTCACCAGTTTGTTTCTTGTACATTTCCAGTGAATAGAATATACCATCAAGAACAACCTCCCGGTATATATTGTTGAATGCCTCACACCCCCAAAGGTCAATCTCAGTTCCTTTTCTCCTGAGAAAGTTTTGTGAGTGGAACCCAGTGGTTTGTTCTATAACATCACTGGAATTTGTCTCAAAGAGTTCAACCAACTTCTGACAAAGCTTGGGTTCAAGTATGGAGTCATAAACTCCAATATAGTCAACCAGTTTGTCCACTATATCACAAACCCCGAATACTTGGAACCAGAAGCCAGTTCCTTGTGTCCGGAATCGACAAGCTCCGTTTCTTCTTCCTGTTGTATATCGTGAAGGTGCATTTTCCCCCTGTTTATTCCAAGTGTGAATTTTTTATAATAGTTCATGTCATTGTACCGATTCTTGAGTTGTTTCACCATAATCTGACCAGCTTCCTCAAAATTGTCATTGGTTATCAATGCAAGCATGATATCAGTGGTCGCAGGCAATCCAAATGAATCGGCGGTGTTGGTGAGATCAAGGTCAGGGTCATTTGCACCAGAACGATTCACCTGTGTTGCAGTGACAATTGGAACATTATGAATCACCGCCATCCCCCGGAGTTCCTCGGCAATAGACTTGACTATGGTATATGAATTTTGGTTGTTAGCATTCTTGAATCTTTTAGACATACATAGATTGATATAATCAACATAGATAATATCTGGTTTAAAGTTTTTCTTGATTCGGAGTTCTTGAAGAAGATGTTCAAAATGACCAACATGCACGGTGGATGTCGGATACTCTTTAATTATCAACTGGCCCTGAAACTTTTCCCTGATTTTATCAATCTTTTTACTGAATGTGGGTTTTGGAAGATTGATAATGTTGGATATATCAATATTAAGAAGGTTGGCATCAACCCTCTCTGCAATCCTTTCCTCTGACATTTCAAGAGTGATGTACAAAACATTCTTACCAAATGCAAGTGAAGATGCAGCCTGATGGCACATGACCAAGGATTTACCAACCCCCGTTGCTGCAAGCCAACACATCAGAGACTTGTTTGGAAGTCCACCCTTCGTTATCTTGTTTAGAATATCTAGGTCAAAGGGAATTTTATCTTCTTTCTTGTGATAAAAATCAAACCGATCCTCCGCAGCTTCATAGTAATCATGACCCACATTTTTGTCAAAAGAAACTGAAAGTGCATCGGATAGGATTTCTGGAAGTGCCTGAACTGTCATTTCCTTGTCCTTCCCATCGATTATTGAAATTGACTTTAGGACAGCGTTGTATATACTTTTCTCTTTACAAAACTTTTCGGTTTCATCGACCAACCAATCCTGATTGACATCCCCCGCTTCAATGGAATCAATGTACTCCATAATATTCGAATACATTTCATCTGAAATATTTTTGTGTTCATCAATACCAATTACCAAAGCTTCCTTGGAAGGTATATCCGAATACTTCATCACATAGTTGTCTATCTCTTGGAATATTTCCTTTTCAACGGGTTCGTGAAAATACTCAGGCTTAAGAAAAGGTATTACCTTCCTGAGAAAAGGTTCATTCGTTATCAGATTCGTTAGTATCGTTTGCTCTATCATTATATTTTTCGTCTATCAATCCAACAAGTATATCGCCAATAATATCATCAAATTCTTCT